AAAAGTTCAGCAGCCGATTTTTCACCAAGAATATCGACTACTTCGTTATATAGCATATAAATCACACGAGGTTCGGTGTCTCCAAGTTCAATGAATCTCTTGTTTGCGTAATAATACGAGGCAAGAACACGACCCTTGTGTGCTAAACAAATATTGGTACTGCGATGATTTGGAGTACCGAAGCATTCGTAGTTGTAGCCAGAACAGCCGCCACAGCCCATAGCTACTGGACACTCGAAACACTCCTTTGTTGACTGACTTTCGCGTGTGATAGCGTCCAGCATGGTCTTTGTATCTTGCTGATGTTTTGTTTTGTACAGTCCATCGAAGCAATTACCGAGGCACATCGGCGCAGCCTTCTCTTTGCCGACCGAAATAGGAGCGTATCGAATACATGGATAAGCTTTTCCATCCGGGGCAAACGAGAGCATTGAACCAGTGCCGCCGCAGTAATTATTGTTTTCGTCAGGAAACATAGGATGCCCGACATCATCATTCAACATTGTGATGTAAACGTCGCTTTTATTTTCGATGAGCCAATCAGACAGTTCTTTTAGCGCGAAATAAATATTCGATGCGTCTTCCTTCGTATAAGCGGGCTCATACGCGAAGTTGCAGTGAATGATTTTGCAGCCCTCGTTTACCATCATCTTTACACTGGGGTAAATATATTTGACAGAATCAGGAACGAAAGTCATTTTCGAATTATACCAGCCATACTTTTTTGCATCCTGAAATGCCGCATATGCCTTAGAAAAAGACCCGACACCATTTACGTCAACGCGAAAAGCGTCATGTAATTCTTGGATTCCATCAATGGAAACGGTGATGCCCATGACGTCATGATATTTTTTGATAAGATGCTGGGCTTCGGGCGTAAACCATGCTTGCCCATTCGTAGTAAAGCTAATACGGGACAGCACAGCCAGCGGATTTTTTCGCAACCAACACTGTTCGTAAAAATAGTCACAAATCTGCTCAATCAGTTTAGCCTCCAGCAGTGGCTCGCCTCCAATAAAATCCAAAACGAGGGCTTTAGTGCGTTGAGTGATAAAATCTCCCTCGCTATTTTCATATAGATCGAGTAGATAATCGACGATTTTCTTGCCCGTATCGAGTGTCATTACGGAACAGCTTTTGCAGTGTTCGTAACAATAAGAACATCTCAAATTGCAGCTTCCTGTCACCTGAAATGTTACATTGCGGGCGGTCTGCTCGTTGTATCCGTTAGTAGAAGGGAAGAGCTTACGAATGCGTTCGGCGTAGTCATCTGTGGGTATAAAACTATTTACCATTCGCACTCCACCTCCTGCTTATAAAAATCGAATTCGTAATAAGAAGGAATAAATCCAAGCAAACTTTCAAGCAATGTATTTTTTGTATATGTAAATTCGATATTTGCTTTTTGATAAAGCGAACGGTAATATTCAATCATCTCGCGGTAGTCGCTAGAATTTTCTTCAAAATATTTTCTTGAGATGACCGAGAGCAGAGACTCATAGCTCTTGTTTATATAAAACAGTCGTTCAATCAACATAGAATCCTTCTCGGTTAATTTAAGAGTCTTCTTCATATAGCCCCCTTCCTATGCGATAATTATCAAACTTCTTTTCAAGTTCAGGAAACCCATTTCCAAGATCTCGCATCTTACTCATGAATTCAATAAAATAATGTACTCGAAAATTTTCTTCAAGTTCAAGTGAAGCCAAAACTGTGTTTGCCACGATATACATGGCCCACTTTTGCTCGTCACTTTCGAGCGGCACATTAAGAATTTTTTCTAGCTTACTTTCAGAGATTATACTAGTGTTGGCAATATATTTTTGTGCATTAGGATATACACGGACAGCGATAACATAAGAGTATAGAATCTTCTCAGAGGTGGTTAAAGAATAATCACAGCTTTTTGATATAAGGTTAACAATGGATTTTACATAATTCAGCCACCGAGAAAATGAATATTCCTCTAGACTTGGGTTTTGAAGACAAGACAGATATCCAATCCAAAATTGGAAGGTGAATTTTTGAGGATCTGACTCATAGGGGGCAGAGAATCCGCCTTCTGGAATCGGTATCATTCGAAGAAAATTAAAAAGCACAAGATTCTTTTTATATTCAGAATCCGTAGAAGGGCATTTTATAAAAACAGTTTTATCTCTTTCCATTTTCTCCCTCCTTAATTAGATTTAACTCCACAACTTCCTTTACACCATCCCTCGCAACCGCCAGAGCAGCCGTAGCAACTACCTTGACACATTCCATCACAGCTTCCAGAACATCCCTCACAGCTTCCTTTGCATCCATCACAATCTCCTCGACATCCGCCGCTACAACCGTCCTCACAAGTTCCAGAGCAACTTCCGCTGCACCCCGTACAACCAGAATAACAAGCAGAAGAGCACAATCCTGTACAGCTGGAACGGCAACCGCTGGAAGACCCAGTTAAACTCCTGGACGATAAATCGTTGATTTTAACAAGACAATCTTTTAGCGTTTGTGCATAAACCAAAGATTCTTTGTCAGGAGTTGTGGTGTTTCCATCGATAGCATTCAATGGAGTCGTGATTTTCTGAATATGCTCGTATGTGATAAATTTCCCATTCGCTGGAGTTTCAGAAAACTGCTATGTACTCCCGTTGTATGCAGAAAGAGATCCGGTACTATTGGAATTAGAACGACGAGTAATCTCAGTATTGATGAGCTTTTTTAACGAAGTAAAATCTTCTGGACTAATCAATCCACCCTGTTCAGCCATAAAATCACCCCTTTACTCGCACACGAATGCGACGCTCACAGAATAAATCATCGCCCTCGACTGCATAACCAACAACAATATCCGGCGAAACGATTTCTCCATCTTCAACAGCACGACCAATCCCGGGGACCTTGGAAGGGACAATTAAATCGCCGGTTTTGACTTTTCCGATTACCCGCACACGCACACGGCCAGCGAGAGATACCGGAATATACTTATCGATATTGTAGTCATCCAAAGAAGAACCGTTGTTTGGTAAATCTCCACCAATGAGCATTGCGTATTCATCCGTGTGAACACCAACCACTCGTTTAGAAGTGTCGTCCGCCCGAATATATCGCTCTGTCTGACTACTTGTATCAAGAGCAATAATATCGCCTGGCTGAGTCGCACTACCACGCGGGAACAGCTCCGCATAGTCATTATAAACAGCGCCATATGCTTTGCTAAAAACAGCCACACCAGAATTGTTGACGTAATAATCATTAGAGCCGAAAAACAACGTACCACTCATAATTCCGCCAGAGAGGGGGAGGGCTCCAAGGCTGATGCAAGCTTTGATTGCTGTGTTACCACCCGTACCGCCATGTTCAATCGGAATAATACCAGACTGAATATCGGCAGCGTCATGTTTATGACTCTCGGTAGTTGTTCTTAGCTCTTCGACGGAAGCACGAATATCTGCATGAGAATGCTCATCTGTATTGTGAGTTTGAATTGTTTCATCAATATAATTTCTGGCGTCAGCAATATCATCAGCATAATCTGTGAAATCAGTTGGCAAAGTTCCTTTCAGTGTTTTTAAGTTTTCTACAATCTGCAGGCTTTCATCGCGCTTCTGACTGGCAATGTCACTGCTCGCTTTAGCCGCAACCTCTGATTCTTTGGCTTTGGCGGCACTGTTCTGAGCAGCATTTGTAAATCTTTTAATATACGACTCTATCGTACTTGTAAACATTCGCTCCACAGCCATAATAGAATGCTTCAAACGATTGATAGTATCGGCATTGATCAATGCATTTCGGAGACGAGGATTTGAATTCAGTACAGCTTGTGCGTTAGTGTAATTGCCATTTTCCATCGCAGCACGATACTGATTTGCCGCGCCAATCAAACTAGAAGAAATATCTTCAGAGTTCGTCCAATTATCACAGCTTGCTGGAAAGTTTGTATATTCAAGGTCGGCATATTTCCCGTCTTCGTTTAAAATCCAATCACTCAAAATTTTCCCTCCAATCAATATTTGTTTTTGACAATATAAGGATAATAGGGCCAATAACGGCTCATAGTAACCGTCATAGTTCCATCACCCAGCGAAATATCTATTTTCTTAATTAAAAAATCGACGGGCTGATTTCCGGTATTGATATATTTGGGGGTATACGAAATTTTCTGATTGACGTCTAACCATGGAATCAGTACGCATTCTACAGTTACATTATCAGTCAAACGGCTAAGAGTCCAGTGTTTGTACTCAGCACAGTTCATGGCAGATTCATTAGTTGTATAATTTTCGTAGCCTTCTCCACTTAAAATCTCATTGCGCCGCCCAAGCTTTTCAATAGTAAACCGAGAACTATTTATCCAATCAACATCCGCTGCGTTTGACAAGCAAACATATCGAATGTACTTGCAATTTTCAGCTTCTTTATCTTTTTCTTTCTCTTCATCAGTGGGTTCCTTATCAACAAGCTTGACCATAACATGGATTTGTTGTTCCCCCTGATAATAAAAGTGCTTAGTATTAGAATCATATTTAACGACAATCATAGTGTCTTTAGGAATGGTTGTCCCATCAATCAAGACATCGTTTCCTTGATCGTCAACATTACGAGCATACAAATCGTATGTTCCGTAGCTCAATGATTTAGTAGTTGTTGTAAGATTCCCGTTTGAATCAGCAGACTGCACAGTTAAACGGAGTGAGACAAGAATTTTTACATTCTTCTTGAAGCCAGTTGTGGGAGTGGTAAAAGCGACCGTCAATTCAGAAGGGGAGTCCTCCATAGATGTAAAAGTTGCGTTTGCAGTAACTGTAGTCGTATCGCCACTAACAGAAAAAGTTGTTCTATCTTTCGCAGAAAAAGCATCGTATTCAACTGACGCTCCCCACAGTTCGACACAATTACGAATCTGGGAATAATCGTATGTACAGTCTTCGGAGATAACGAGATCTTCAAAGTCGGCAGCGCTCATAATTGTCAAGGCATCATATCCGGTAGGAATCTCAGAGCAGATAAATGTAGTTCCGTCAAAGTACATCTCAAATGGATAATACAGATCACGCAATTCAGTAAGTATCTGCCAAATGGTCGCGCCAGTGTCATATTCAAGGTCATGCGGGACACTCCGGTTCCAATATCCAACGACGCAATCCTCCATACCACTCAGGCGAAATGTTTTTGCGATTGCGTTACCAATGTCTGAACCAACAGGTATTTTTGTTTTCTGACCTGTTAAAGTACCACCAAGCGTTCCATCGAGCCTTGCGACTAGGTCTACGCATGAAATGCTAAGGACATGTTCAGTGCTGCTGTATTTGAAACCGTTCTGATTGAAAGCGTATACTCCTTGAGAATACCAGTACAATTTACTATTAACTGACTCCATGCCGATATAAAGCCTTACATATTTATTGGCCTATTCATCTCCGAGCATAGAAGAAATGTCTTTGTTTCCCTCCAAATATATAGAAGCGGAAAAGGTCCGTCGAATATCTGCGTCTGAATCGATAGAAATAGAACCGTCAACAGTTAAACCTTCAAGTGAATTTAGAAGATTCATATCAGTGTCGAGTAATTCTATCTTACAATAGAGATGTTTAACACGTGTTTTAAGCAATGCAAGCTCTGCTTGTGAAGGAGCATAGTTTTTCATGGCACACCTCCCTCTATCGTTATGATGTCGTAACAACTACAGAACATGTGGCAATCAGATTGTCCATAGTCGCAGTAATTGTTGTAGACCCCGGAGAAACTCCTTCAACTACGCCTTTATCAGTGACAGTCGCAATTTCCGTATTCTCGCTCTTCCATATGACAACGTTCTGAGAGGCACCTGATGGATAAGTTGTATACTCTAACTTGTGATTATTGCCAACACTGAGTGTGAATTTGCTCTCAGTTAGACTAAAGCTTTGAGCAATAATGCGAACCCGAGTTGCAGATGCGATAATTGTGACATTGCCATAAACAGAAGGGATATTGATTTCGTGACTTACTTTACCGGTGGATTCATCAACACGCTTAATATAAGTCGTGTTTGTGACATTTAAGCCGCCCATAAAAACAACAACGCCACTGATTTCGTAATTTTCAACAGAAGAAAGAGTGGCGGTATATGGTTTGCCTTCGGAGATGGTAGTATCTGTGTTGTCTGAATTGACATAGTAGAAATTATTCGTGATATTGTAGGTTTCTTCTCCGGTTCTACCTGCCCTCACGTTCACAAAACCATTATTCAGCATATCGTTGTCATCGTTAACGCTTCCAACCTCCGTAAAGTCAAAGCTTAAAGTAACCTTGTCAGGATGTTCAGAATTCGAAGATTTGACGTTGCCATCAATAGCAACCATCCAGATGCGGCCATCTTCAATTTTCAGAATTTTAGTACCGCCATTCGTGAGCCAATCAATCATATCTTCACGATACCAATGACTATGCGCCACATCGAAAGTATCATTTTTTAGATACCGAATAGCTGTACCAGAAAAGGAGCCTGAAGTGTAATTTGATTTGCCTCCGAAAAATACGAATGGATATTTACGATTTAAGGTTGTCACAACAGATGATTGACGATTTCGATCGGTTTCAGTGATTGAAGGGTCGAGCAAAATATGATAACTTACAGTTCCATCTGTGATGATAGCTCCATAAAATTTACTTTGAACAGTTGTTTTGATATATGGAAGCTCTGTTCCGTCGCTAAGAACGGGGACTAAAGCGTACTCGTACTCCGTTTCCCGCCCGCGTGCAAAATAATCGTTGTAAACAAAATTGATGTTTCCATGTCCAGCAAACTGCTCATAAAGCAAGACCCACGGTTTTTGGTCTGCTCCGATTTCGCGGCGCTTCAACTTGATTTCGTGCAAATCCGAGCCATATTCAAAGTTGGAGCCACCAAGAGTTTTTTGATCAAAATCGGCAAAAAGCAAAGTGTCTTCTGTCCATTTCATACCTGAATCATAAAAGGTAGAGAACTCGTCAGGAGATCCTGAAAGATAGACACCATCGTAAATACCATTTTGAATCACAAACCCCGCCAGAGAAGGGTTCCCAGCACAAGGGGAGGTGTCAGAGCCAGTTCCGAACAAATCATATCCCAGAAAGTTCATTCTTCCACCTCCCTAATTGTAATATCATAAGCATTATCTTTATGCTGTAGGCAAATCAGCACGTCCATACTGGTTTTCTTTATATAATTGCTGTCAATAAAATAAACGTCTGAATATGCAAAACCACCATCCTCACGAATGATTTTTAGCATAGCATAAAAATATTCGGACTGGTTGGCGGGAAGATAGTTTTCGTAAGCAAGTTTAGAAAAAGCTCGAATATTAGTGGAAATAACGCCTCTATATATCATTCCATCCTGATCGAACGAGAATTCCACGATATTTTTTCGAACAATAGGACGGACCTTGAATGCCATCGCATAGTCTTTGACATTATAAAACTCCATTTGATACGGAATATCGAACGTGACTTTTTCACCATGAGTCAAATCCACAGCATAACCACCAGATGATGTTACATAAGAAATCTGGTCTTTTGTTATTCCAGAAATATCAGCAAGATGGCTTGAAATAGCAACATATCCGTCACTTAATTTATTCTTACACTGTAAAAAAGTGCCTCCTTCTGCGCTCGCATAATATTTTGTTTCGAACTGAATAAAGCCAGTGTCCAAAGAATAACCATTACGAGTTGTGCCGGTTCCGCGAATATAAAACACAGTTCGATTATCCAAACCGTTCACTGTAAAAGACGTCCCTACAGCTCCATAGAACACCGCAGATTCTTTAATCAGATTCTTACTTTCATCGTATAAATGATACTGGTAGGTACTTAATGTTTCACCCTGTACAGTTACATACTGATACGCTAACAGAAACAAAATTGAGGAAGTAGGGATAATATTTTCCGTATTAGAAGAAAGCCCGTCGAAGCTCAATATTGGTTTTTCTTTGCACCAAAGAGGAATAGGGTCACTGAAATCACCATATTCGTCTTCGCCAGAAAGTCTGACCTTGACGCGGATAGTATAGTTACGAGACTGATTGTCGAGCCAATCTGACGAAGTGATTTTATAACCATAACCAAGATTAGCAGTGAAACCGGTCACAGCGTTTGTAACACTTCCGAGCAACTTGTTGGTCATGCTGTCATACACTTCATAGCAATACGTGGGCGTTGCCTTTTCCAGCGCGGCAGTCTTCTCTGCTACATTATCTTTGTCATCCCAAATCTTTCCCTGAACATCATGCATGGCCCAGCCGACAAATGTACTTGTTTTACCATAAGTTTTCTTTAGTTCGGCCTCGCTCCAACCAGCGATAGCGCTGACATCACAGGCGGACAAAGGGGCACCATCAAAAGTATCTCCCTCAACCGCAGCAATCATCTTTTTGACAGTGATGGCACTTCCACCAACCGTCTCTGAAATTCCTTCCGCATCAACGGACAAAATATTTGCAGCTACAAGGCCATTGGTCATAGCAGTTGCTTTCGTTTTGACATCAGATAAGTATTTTGAAATCTCAGATTGAGTGAGCGGGATAAGTTCGCTATTGTCAGTCTGGAACAGAGGAGTATATGCCACCTGTAGACTGCCCATTTTATCATCACACCCGAGAACAGTGGAATAGCCACCCTTAGAGATAATAGTCTCAGTTGAATTCATCTCGTTCACGAAGGTCTGGTACTTCGCAATATTTTCAGATGTCCATACAATTCGAGCTCGATTGAGATTGTTAATATTCCCATAGGTCTCGACACCGCGGCTTTTAATAGCAGCGATAGTAGTCTTCTGCTTCTCAATGGCCTGGTCGTATGCTTTTTGAGCATTATTATATAATGTACCGTCATAGGTGGTTGCCACCTTAAAATATGCGGTAGTCCCTTCGTTTGCATCAAAAACAGAAATAGGGGACAGTATAGGTTTCGCCAAGGTAGAATCACCTCCTAAAATTAAAAGCCGCACTTGCAGGGTTATCCGTCATTGGCGGAACTACCTGCATTTTGTGCGGCTTAGAGTTTATGAAGAATCAACGTATTGTAGTTGCTTTGAGCAGCAGTCACCGCGACCCGCTCTCCGATATTGAAGAACTGACTGGATTTAATCGTGTATTCCTGTCCAGCAGAAGTTACGATGTATTTCCCGTTGCTGGTTCCTGTTACAACACCAAAGAAGGTCTTGTCAAACGAAGCATCCTCGACGACACGTCTGGCAGTATCGCAAATCATCTTCGCAAGTTCACTGACAGCTTTTCTTGAATCAGTCACTTAACACACCTCCTTATCGTTTACTATACTCCTGATAAATTGCATTGGGCAGATCCTGAACGATTTCACGAGCCAGTCCATCAACGTCGCCAATCGGCTTCTGAACATAAATGTCGCCAATGTTGATAGACGGAGCCTGGCTGCGATTCTGAACATTTGCGGTAAGACCACCATTCTTTGCGAGCTGCTTCTGGAACCATGCGTCAGGATTGCCGCCCAGATCAAAGAGCTTAGATGTAATGTCCGCAGGAACAACGCCGTCACCAGTCTCAAGATAGGTATAGCGCCCAGCTTCAGGCTGGCGGACGATAAGTTCCTGGCCCTTCTCATCAACATTATAAGTACCAGACTTGTTAATGCTGCGAGAACCGGTAGCTTTCTTGCCTGTGATTTTATCGACTTTATCTTTGATCCAATTCTTTGCCGAATTAGTCTTCTCAGAGACGGCCTCTTTGATATTGTTGTAAGTCTCTTTCACTTTATCAACAACTTTTTCAGCAGTCTCTTTCGGGTGAGTGACTGCGTCCTTTACATTGGACGCGACCTCCTTGCCCTTGCTATAGGCATCCTTTGCGACAGAAGCAATCTCCTGAGCTGCCTCTTTCGGATGAGTGACAGCCCAAGTGACTTTTTTGCCTGTCTTGACTGCACTTTCAACTGCCGAAGCAATCAGTTCTGTCGGATGAGTGAGCAGGTGCAATGCCTTTTGAACCATGTTCGGATCATTGGATTCATTGTATTTTGTCAGCTTATCCACAGTAGAACCAAGAGAGTGCTTATTCAGCCATGTACCAAGCTTACTGTTGGAGAACTTCTCGAAGAGCCCTTGGATAGTCTTCTTGACCTTGCTAAAGCTAAACGATGCAGAAGGTCCAATATTGGCATCCATCGAATTGCCATAATAGCCGCCACCGCCAGACAAACCAGAGGCCGGAGTGGTATTCATGGTGTTCTCAACTTTTGGTAGCCAGTTTGACAGGATGTCGCTAATATTTGACGTATCTGCATTGTAATCAGCAAAAATGGTCTCAAACAGCTTATTGATTGCAGTAGAAGCGTCCGTAGACATGTCGGGAGACAGGGAATAGAGGTTGTCCCATCCATTCTTATACACGCTGCCCATGCACTGGAACATCTCAGCACAAATAGTCTTGATTTGGTCGTCAGTTAGATTCTTATTGCCAAGGGCAGAATCCATCGAATTAGAAATCATGCTATTCATGCGGTCGAAGAGGGTGTTACCGATGGTATCAATCTGCTCTTCAGACAGTCCGGCATTTTTGCCGAGCCGCTTCCACACTGTATCAAACTTATCACGCAGACGCTTCATCTGGTTGTTCGCCAGACTCTTCGTAATAGATATCAGGTCGCCCTTTGTTTTGGCATTCTTCAGGTCGTCAATAGGCAGAGAACCGACCGAGTTGCCGGATTCTTTCATAGCCTCAGAGAGCCATTTCTTGGGATCTTTGCCGATTTCCATCAGGTTCTCTGTAGTGTCAGCCGGAATAACGCCATCGCCCTTTTCGAGATAAGTCATTCGACCCTTTGCGGGGTTACGAACAATTATCTCTTCGCCCTCTTCGTCAACATTGTACGGAGCTGCTTGGTCGATATGTTTGTCACCCTTAGCACGGCCCCAGTTCCAGGGCCAGATTTTCCAAGAACCGATGCCCTTCTTTTTAGAGCCGCTATCGCTTGAACTCTTACCCCAGTTCCACGGCATAAGTTTGCTGATAAAGCTACCAACACCCTTTACCGCCTTGCTGATAGTAGAGCCGATGCCCTTTACTACATTAGTGATACCTGCGCCGATTCGCTTAATGCCAGTGGTGAGGCTTCCGCCACCGATCGCGCCGACAGCGAGCGTACCACCAAGCAGGATCGTACCGATGACAGGAATATGACTGACTGCAGCTGCGATAGTTCCGGCAACACCCGTGCCGCCTGCAGTGCCAATAACAGTGCTGACAGTCGTACCAATTCCTTTGAAAATACCAGCAATGCCAGAGAATAGTTTGGTTCCACCCAATGTAGTACCAATGTTACCGAAAATTGAGCCAAGCCCGCCAACCGCTTTTTGGGCAATAGATGCGACTCCACTAAACCCTTTTTGGAAGATAGACTTCAATCCGCCATTGCCGGAGAAAATCCCCTGCGCAGATTTAGCTATAGACGGTTTTGCGGCATCCAGTCCAGTAGTGATTCCATCACCGACACCAGACTTTATAACTGGAGCAATATCAGCTGTAAGTTTACTACTAGCACTGCCATCGCCAATTCCAAGGATACTCTTTCCTGCATCCGAGAGGCGACCCAAGAATCCCTTGCTGGAACTCTTATTGCCGAATGAGCTGAACATGTTCTTGATTCGATTGAATAGACCGGTAATGCCACCACTCTGAGTAGTCCCAGTACTTAAACTACTTAAAACGTCGTTCAGCTTAACCAAAGTATTAACCAAATTGGTCAGATTGGTGACGACATTGTTGACATTAGTTGCGCCCTGAATCGCCTTCATGTTGGCGATAACATTATCTTTGTAACCATCAAGACCAGCGGTCATCTGGTCGAATGTCATGCCCTGGATCTTCGCAGCGTAAGCCTGCTTCTTCTGATAGTCCTCATAGCTAGAACCAATCAAGTTAATCAGTTCAGTGTACTTATCCTTCAGCTTGTTCAGTTTATCAATCTCGTCATTCAAAGCGTTCTCACGCTGTTTAGAGTTGAGATTATCGCGGGCTTCCTTAATAGCAGACTCATCAGCCTGCCATTCATAACCATTAGAGGTGTAAACACGGACGGTTTTCTGAGTCTCGGCTTTTTCGAGCTCGGCTTGCAATTTTGCTAGTTCGATAGCTTTCTCTTGCTCGTCGTTTGCGTCCTGAAGAGCCTCGATTCGTTTATCGATCTCTTCAGTCATGGCATCGCCATAAATCTTGAGGTCGTTAGAATTGTTATCGTTGAACTTATTAAAAACATCAAGCAGGGAAGAGAAGAGGTCTTTCAGATTAGAGAAGATAGTTTGAAGGTTTTGAGCCTCAGTGCCCATGCCTTTCATGTGGTCAGTGACATCCCAAGTGCCATCGGCAACCTTTTGAAGGATTTCAGCATAGCGCTTGCCAATATCAGTGCCTTCATAATCGGCGGCGAGTTTTTGTAGCTGTGCAACATAAAGCGCACGGAACGCCTCTTTATTGAACACAAGCTTATCACCCTGAAGCTCAAGGCAAGCGGTGTACTTTACGTCAAGCCCCATTAACTTCTGGATTGAATCTTGACTTAAATCACCATAGGCGTTATATTCGTCCACAATATCGGACAGGTCATTGAATGCACTTTGGAAGTTGTCCATCCGATTATTGATGTTTTCCAAAGTAGAACCTATGCCGTTGATATATTCCTCAATACTGATAACATTGTTCTTAATCTTATCCTCGGCGTCTCTAAAACCTTGGGCAAGATATTTTCCAGCTTTACCGCCAGTTTGTTCACAAGCAGTAGCCATACCATCAAGCTTTTCGAGGAACATCTGCTTAAAGGCATCGCTGTTATAATCAACCAATCCAGTTTCGGGATTTAACGCTCCAGCAAACCGTTCATCCGTAAACAAATCAGTGTTATCATACAGATCACGAATTGCCTGATACTGTTTGTCAACACCATCTGCATCAAGAGCGCCAAAAGGATTCTCAATCTTATTCTTACCGATATCAGAAAGACTGGAAAATGCGGATTTTATAGCATCCGTCTTTTCCTTAGCATCTGCCATCGCGGTGCCGTAGCCTTTGATAACGTCAGTCAGTTGCTCGAAGGAAATAGTAGAGGAATGGACGTTACTATCCAAGTAGGATAGAATGCGCTTTAACTCATCGGCAGACTTTGATGCCTTGCCACTAGCTTCCTCTTGCTTTAACTGAGTCTCAACAAGCTTACGGAACTCGTTTGCATTGATTTCAAGCTTGTCGCCATTCTTAACTAAACAAGAGGTAAACTTGTCCTCAAGCTTCATCATGGACTTCATAGTATCTGCACTGATATAGCCATACTGGTTATATTCCTTCATGGCCTTAGTCAACGTATCAAATGCGGAAGCCACGTCTGTTACAGATTTTGATGCTGACTTACTCTTGTTGTTCTTATTAAAGCCATTCAAGTGTGTCTTGATTTTATTCGAATCACCGAGAATTGTGTCAATCGTAGAGTCGATAACAGAAAGCTGAGTGTTCAGGCCATTCAAAATGGTTTGGACTCTATCCGGGTCGATTTCAGACTTTTCCTCAGCGGCATTTAAAAGCTCTTGTGCAGTAGCAAGACCAACGGTTCCCTTGATTGCGTCACCCAGACCGGGAGAAAGTTCATTTAGCTTGTTGACCTCGCCGTCCATTGCTTCAGTTGCTTTCTCAGTAGATGTTTTCACATTGTCAAGAGAAATCTTCTGAATTTCAGCAATAGCGTTTTGAACAGCAGTAACCTTAGCGTCTGCATATTTTGACGCAACCATCTGAGCAAATGCTTCGTTATTCAGCTGAAGTTTACCGTTGACAAGCTCCATACAGCTCAGATACTCGTAATCCATAGTGAGCAGAGACTGTAAAGAGTCAGCGCTCATATAGCCATATTTGTTGTATTCATCAACAGCAATTGAACAAGCCTTGTACGCCTTTTGGATATTATCAATCTGCTGAGAAAGAGTCTCCATTTCTTTGGCGGTTTCAATAGCTCGGCTTGTTGCATCCTCGATTCCACCAAACAAACCATTCTCTTCGCCAGCTTCTGCAACACCCTGAATGGTTGTACCATATTTATCTGCCGCAGCGGTCAACGTATCGAGCGCCTGAGCCTGTTCATCAGTTAGCTGTACGCCATCCTGAGACAGACCAACAACATCAGAGATTGTCATCTCGCCAGCGTCTTTACCAAGAGAATCAGCAAGAATTTCAAACGCACTCTTAATGTGGTCCACATAGCGAACCGGAGCAGAACTACTACCGTCAGATTCACCAGAAGGACTATTTTCCAAATCATTATAAAGCTGGTCGTAAACCGCCTCGATATTGTCCTTGCCTTCCTGAGCGACAGCCTGTGCATCATGCATAGACTTGCCAACATAACGGCTCAAATTGCCATTATCATCAACAGGAGTCAAGTCAGCATCAGGACCATACAGGTCAATCAAGTCATTCTTGATATCTTCATTACTGTCACCAGATTGAGCCAGTATATCAGCGGCACTGTATACGCCGCCATTTGGATCTTTTCCACCAGCAACACCGGCAATCATGCCCTTGACTTGCATCATTACGCCATTGATATCTTGCTTCAAGCCAGTGGCATCTAACTCCATTAGCTTGTCAATATCGAGTTTTCCATTCTCGTCATAGCACTGTTCAACGATGGCATCGATATAGTTCCACAGCTGGTCTTCCGTTAAAGGAACAAGACCATTATTAGTCTGAAGCATCGGAGTAAACGCAAACGGATGCTCCGTGCCATCTTCATCGGAAATGGTATCCCAAGAGCCAAGAACGGTAGAATAACTGCCCTTTTCAATTGTTCCCGGGAAGATGCTGTTCTGTTCGTCTACGAAATCCTTGTATTTTGCAAGGCTTTCTTCCGTCCAGTCAATCTTATCACGGTGGAAATTATCAATGTTGCCATATTTACCGTAGCCCTGAGAATTCCATTTCTCTTCAGTTTTCTGGGCTTCCTTTACAGCATCCTGATATTCCTTTGTGGCTTTGATTTTTGCGTCGATTTCAGAAGTGGCTTGAGTGGACTTCTTAGTTTCGCTTGCACTCCACTCTGCAAAATCACTCTTGAACTGATTCTGCTTCAACGCAGAAATAGAACCAGTATAAGAATCGACATCATCCTTTAGTGCATTACGTTCGTCCATTAAGAACTGGTAAAGAGCATGATACTTCCCGTTTACTGCACGTTCTTCGTCGGTAGTATTATCGATGATATATTCAATTGCCTTCCCAAGATTGTTATAATAATCAACAATAGAGTCGGCATCGTTTATGTCGTCTGCTCCGTATCCACCAGCCCAGTTAAAGACGTCAATACCAGCGTCCTTAATCTGATCACCCATTTGCATTTCAGCATTAGACCAGATTGTGCCAAACATATGGGAACGATTGTTCTTCTTAGCGGTATGAACTAGCTTTGTGCCTTGTGCTTCTTTTGACTGAACTAATTCCTTTTGTGAGGCTTTTAACTGTTCACTCGTAATATCTTTTAAAATAGCAAGCTGTTCTTGATACTTGCCGTTTTGAAGATCGATACTACCAAGTTTGTCATCATCAAGAGTTCCTTGCTCTTTCGCAAGATCAAGAATCTCTGCCTGAATATCTTTTGCTTGGTCAAAGTCCTCGGTACTCCAACCAGACTTGTCTCCAAGTTCTTCATAAGCACTGACTAAATCCTTTAAAGAGGAAGTAGTGCTCTGCGCAGCATCGGCGGCTTCCTTGGACTTCGTTGCATTTGTCTCAATAGACTGGGACGCTTCTGCGATTTTTTTCACAATTAAAGAAGCAGCCAAAGCCAGTCCAGTGCTTAGTGCCATATTCAATAACAGAACACGAGCACGAGTATATAAGGTTGCGATTCCAAAAGCCTCGGTTGCATCTTCACTTTCAGAAACATATTTGATATAATCAGAGAAAGAAGATTTGCTCTTGCCAGCAGCGGTGTTCATTGCGTCAAACTTCTTTTTTCCTGTCTCTAACTGTTGCCATAGTCCCTTTACAGAACCAATCATTTTGCCAAGTGACGTGGCCCATTGTTCTAACCCACCGGTTTGTTTTCCGTCTTTGTCAACAGAAAAACCGGTCATGAAAGATAATATCTGATTTTGAGGAGAGAGAAATCATGGGTAAAACAATTATGATATGTCCGCATTGTGGCCGTTTAGCATGGTTGCCAGAAGTGACCTGCGTTCATTGCTCATGTTTAATGACAAATTATAGGCGATGGATTGCCGCTGACGACGAAGGCAAAAGGGAAATATTATCGAAGATAAATCAACCAAAAGAGTACAAACCGATGGAAAATCAGGAATGGCTTGATGAGGCTGACAAAACTGATGCCAAGATTCGTAGATATCTGGAAAAAGAGAAAGAACAAGCTGAAATCGAAGCAGCAAAACCTAAGTATGTTCCCAAATGCCCAGTCTGCGGTTCGCCAGACTTACGTAAGATTAGTGCAACTTCAAAGGTTCTGGATGTTGCTTTCTGGGGATTTGCCGCTGGCAAGCCAAAGAAAACATATCACTGCAACAACTGTGACTATGAATTTTAATCCTCCAACAAATATAAACATTCAGAAAATAAAGTTAATATCTACTTTTGAGGAGAGATTATGGACAAGAAAATTTCTTACTGCCCTAGATGCGATAAATATGTAGAGCGATTTGTATGGTTTTGCCCGTTCTGCGGAGGTATGGTTCCAAAAGTATCTGTTTGGGAGAAATGGGACGACGCAAAACGTCAGGAGTTTTTTAAGGATTCTCCTCATTACGACCCTCCTAGACCAACCAACGACAAAGCAGAGTTGGAAAAAGCAGAAGCCTTTGATAAGCAAATTAAAGAAGAACTCGCTCAAGAAGCTGAACTTGCAAAATACACCCCCAAATGCCCAGTCTGCGGATGCCCCCATCTCGACAAAATAGGCGCAGGCTCCAAACTGGTTGATGTAGCAGTCTGGGGATTCGCTAGTAAGAAACCGGGAAAGCAGTTTAAATGCAAAGCATGTGGGTATGAGTTTTAAATAGGATGTGAATCGTTATGTCCTTAGTAATGGCTATCGCAAATCAGAATGGAATAGTAGTGTCGGGCGATTGGCGTGCTATGAAATATTGGCTTCAACCTGATGGCGGAGACCCTATCTTCGTTCGTTCTATTGATCGCTTTCAAAAAATATATCGCACGAAATCCAACCATTGTATAGGCTTTTGTGGACACACAAAACTTGACAACGGCAAAGAACTTGGCGAAATACTTCAAAAAATAATTGAAGTGTTTGACAAAGACTATTCCGTTACGCAAGAGTTTTATATCATACTTAAAACACTCCCACAAAATGCCATTAAAAACGATATTGCTTTTATGGTTGCTGGATACGAGAACGACGAACCTAAAATAATCACATACTCAATAGACAAAGAACCAATCCAAAACCATATCTTGAATGGATGTGCTTTTGCAGGCATAGGTGTTCCAGAGTATATCAGCAAAGTCAGCAATGTATCTCATGAAGAAATAGAGAAAATGTCATTAAAAGACATGATTCGTTTTCTCAAAAATACAAACAACGATATTTACGAATATATGAAAACGGAAGGTGAGGAACCTGTAATTAGTCGTCGTTGCGATTTATTAGTTCTTCAACCCGGTGAATCGCAATGGATACTTCCTCTGGAACGTCAGAAATGGGTGGTAATGTAAGTGGCTCACTGCCAAAAGCAGACCATGCATGGCAGTCATCTTTTATATTCACGCAATTCACCTCTATCAAAAGAACTTGATTAGAAAACCCGGTAAACAGTTTAGGTACAAGAATTGTTGGTATGAATTCTAATCATCCACTAAATACAATCCAGCAATGGAACGGATTAGACTTGAGTTTGAGATTGACCCTTCTGTGATTCCAGACCCTGAGATTTAAGTATAGCCTTCCATTGTGAAAAAATTCGTTTCCGTTCTTCCTGAGTAAACGGAGGCATCTTCCGTACTCTAACGGAAATAATGTTAAAATCGTTCATTTGAATACCTCCGATACAAAAGTGAAGCGTGTAACATTTTAGCAGTTGAAGATGATAGAACTTACTGGATTTCATCACCTGACTGCTTAGAGTGATAAGGCTTTTAATATCTAACGAATACTTCGTCCATTTTATGTGGAAGATTTTCCATGATGGACTTCGCTAAGTTGTCTACACTACCAATAGGTTCTCGCTGTCCCTTGATATAGTCAAGAAGGGCAGTGAGTTCTTTTGCGTCAATTTCAATTTTCATAATATAAGAAATCCTTTCCCCAGCGAATTAAAAAATGAAGGTGTTTTGGATGTCCTTAGTGATGGCTATCGCAAACAAAGAAGGAATCGTTGTGTCTGCGGATTGGCGACTCATACGTCATAGAATAGACAATCCGTTTATCGCTATGCCGTCCGACCATAGCCAGAAAGCGTATATTACAAATACAAACCATGTCGTTGCGTTCACCGGCAATGCTAGACTTGACACAGGCGAATTTCTAAACGACGTTATCCTTCATACACTTAAAATTACGTCAGCTCAAAAGATGCCTATCCAAGAAGAGCTTGGATTCTTGCTAAATGTGCTGGTGCAGAAAACTGGGAATAGCACTGTTTATTTAATCGAATGTGGCATCGAGAATGGCGAAAATGTGATACTTAGAGCAGATACAGGCCATAACAAAATTCAACCGAATACATTGGACGACATTGGTTATGCAGCTAGTGGTGAGCATAAACTTTATCAATCAAAACTCATCAAGCTTGGAGATAATATCCATACACTTAAACTACAAGAAATGGTTGAATTCCTTCAGGGCATAAACTGCGAAATAGCCGAAATTGACAGTTTAGTAAGCCCCAAATGCGATATTATTACAGTTACTTCCGAAGGCGCACAACGTTTATATACACCTGAACGCTACGGGTGGATTGTCGATCCATGAAAAAAATTCACTGACAGAAGTGAATTGAATCAGTTCTTCTTTTTGAGATTCGTAATTCTATACTTCGGCATAAGCAATCGTATTTGCGTTTAATGGAAGGTTGGTTCTTGCCCATTTAGGATTAACTGTTCCAAATATAGACAAGTTCTCCTGATAAGGTTTTCTTTTTCCACATTGATAAGAAAGCAAGTGACTCACCTCCAACAAAAGAAACACATAATTAGGAAACTCGGCAAACAATTCAAGTGTAAGAATTGTGGGTACGAATGGTAAGCCGAAACTGACTAAAATGGCATAAATAAAACGCCTAGAGACATGTAGCCTTTAGGCGTTTTTGCACTTGGATATAATAAAAAGCTCCTCACCAGATCGGTAAGGAGCGAAATTTCTTAAAAACGGGTTCGACTGATTGTTTACTCGTCCGATTAACTGTCTACACAGTCAGTCATCTGAAATGGCATACTAGAGTTCACTAGCGCCTCGCAACCACAATCCCGTCCTATTCTGGATTTAATGTATCATACAAAAGATTATAGTCCTTTTGTAAGTCGGCATACTTTTTCTTTATACCATCAAGCTCTAATTGCCTTATTTCAGCTTCGGAAACCGGTCGTTTAAACCAAACTTTTCCGCCATATCCTTCACTGTCAGTAAGATTATGATGCGGATCAAGCCAAACAACATAGAATACAGAATGTTCTATTCCATTAACAATAAATCCAATTACTCTGCCCTTTGACTTGTTAATTCTGAACTGCCAATATTCATGTTGTTCATCACCATCTGGAGCAGAAGCATTTGTTTTGCTCCAATCAATCGGATGTAAATCATGTAATGAAGTTCTAATTTCTGGAATCTTTTTATTGCTGACACTTTTTAAGCAATCAAGTAAATCAAGGAACCATGCGCCGCCAACTGTTTTATCTTCTGCATCTCCACCAAGATTAAACAAATCACGACTTCTATCAAAGCAAGCAAAAGAAAAAGTTAAACTATTTTGTTCAGCTTTGGCTCCATTATGTGGAAATACTTCCGTTTTTACTTCCGTGCATTTTGGTGCGGGAAGTTTGAATTTAGTCTGCCTGTCCTTGCTCATAGAGTGCTTTGTAAAAATCCCTCATTGCTTTATAAGTGATTACTTCCGTACCGGGTTCCCAAGGCTCAAGACCTTTGCGAGCATTCTGCCACGGAGTTTCAGAATGAGTTGAAGCTTCAAGCTGATCGCCGTCGTATGGTCCATAAGTGCTATATACGGAATCAAGAATGTTCAGAACACGTTCATTTAGAATACCCTCGTTAAAATCAACTTTAGGAATAGGCTCCCACCCATAACAAGAATATCGATGGTAAAGATCAGGAATTACAGGACCATGAACCCATGCCTGAATTTCATTTTCAAACAAAGGACCATCATCGTAAAGAGCACAGTACCATGCCTGTGCATAATAGCAAAGCTTTTGAAGCTTCTTGTGCGTCATTGATTCTTTACTAAGAAACCAGTCAGACACTTGATTTAGCAGTACCATGCTTACACCTTCCTTCTTTCACTCATAGTATACGCTAAAACACAATCAATAGCAATGGACTTTTCGTGAACATTTAAAACACCCGGCCTCCCTGCAGTAGGGAAGTCGGGCTTGTTTATTGTGATGATACCTTATTTCAGCAGTTCTGCAATATCTTCAGCAGTCATACCGTTAGCCAGTGCATTGGCAACAATATCTTCTGCCTTTTTGCGATTCAGCTCTGCCGCAATCTTTTCATCGGCGTCAGCCTTTTTCTTTTCGAGCTTTACGATCTCTTTATTGAGTTTCTTCAGCTCTGCTTCTTTTGCTTTACGCTGGGCGTTCAGTGTAGCGATATCATCACTAATAGTTGCAATCTCCTTAGCAATAGATTCTGCGGCAGTATTCTTTTCAGCGATCTGTGCTGCGTAATCGACGCCATCAAGAACCTTTATTTTATTAGCCATAATAAAACACCTCCGTATATTTTGGATACGCGATTGTACTTTTATTATAGCCAGAAAATTTCAAAAAAGCAACCTGTTTTTCATGTATTATAAATTACATTATAGAGTCTTGACACAGCCGTGTCGATGCGTGTATAATAAATGGGCAATCAGGAGTTCCACATCGAACTTGTCCAATCATAGATGTAAAAATAGGCGGTCACCCTCCCAGTAGCCGGAAGGCAAGAAGGAGCGTGTATTTCTTTAACTGCCTTCCGGCAATATTGTCGGAAGGAGGATGTTGCCATGAATTTTGACATTCAGACTGTCTACTATGTCGCAATGCTGTTCTTCGGTTTTGCTGGCTTTGTTAAGACTGTTCTTGAGATTTTCAAGATGCTACATCATCACAGCGAGAGCCGTGATAAGTAAAAGAGCCGCCTATGTCCAGTAGGCAGCTCTTCATTGGGATTGAAATTGTCCAGATTTTAATTCCATTTGTTTGATGCTAACCGAGGGAACCGTCTATTGGAACTCTTGGTTGCTTTTATTATACACTTTTTAGAGTACGCTGTCAACGAACAACAGTGTACTTTTTCTTTTTATTCAATTATTCAATCATTTTTCTCTTTCTTATATCGCGCCAGAGAATAGCGCGTCTCCTCGTTTCCACCTACTTCTTTAAGTCGTCTGGTTACGTCTGAGGTGGACTTCTGAACTTTCGTCCAGAATTGACTATCCTTCCAGTGGTTGCTCACTGACCCTTTTTAGTCGATGAACCTTCCACCCTCCTACATTATATAATAGGGGAGTTGATCGGCTGCTGACCGCCCATTGTAAACGCTACTTAGCACTCAATCATTACCATATTTTAACAATACGATAAAACCGAGCTTTTATCTCAGCATATAGCATCCATATCCTTGTTTCTATCTTTCGATTCCTACATTATATAAATATAGGCGATATGGCTCTTAGGGTTTCCCAGCACTCTAGGGGCTATTTTATTTTTACATGGTGCCGCATCCTATATTTTATACGCAACAAATATAAGAGGGCATATTAACTTTACCCGCACCATTCTTGAGCTTTCCGCTCATCTGCATTACGGACAACACGCCAGAGATAGCAGCTGTCAAAGTGGGTAATGCACCTGCAAATTTTACAGCACTATCTGCGCCGTCAACAAAAACTGTGGCAAGGCTTACAAAGAACTTCGGAATATCTGACTTCATCAAGTCCGTACTAAACTTCTGGAATGTAGAATCAAGCTGATTAAGCTTCGCCTGCAAGGAATCCATGTACGTCTGGTTCTCACGCATTGCGCTGCCGCTAGAATTAAGCGCTTGCTTCATAGCATCTTCAGCAACGCTAAAATTATTCAGCAGAGCAGATGCACTCTGACCTCCTCGCTTTCCAGATATCAGCTCAGTAATATTTGCCTGTGTTGTGTCAGACAGATCTTTCCAAACCTCAGAAAGTTCCTTCATAATCTGATAGGTTGATTTGAAGGTATTATTATCCTTCATAATATCAACACCAGCAAGTTGCTTCAACTCAGATCGAAGTTCGGATACAGAATCTGCCATCCCATCTGTTGCAATACCGGCATTTTCAGCATCTGTTTTTGAAGCACGAAGGTACATACTCAAAGTTTTTAGGAAAGTGCCACTCGTATCGGCATCCTGAAGTACACCATTCACAGCAGCCGCCAAACTAAGCGTCTCCTGATATGTATTTCCGGCGGCAAACATCGCAGCGGAACTTTTCTGCATGATAATTCCAAGGTCGTTCATACTGACTGGTTCGGTATTAGCGATTTTGTTCATGCAGTCCAGAAGACGCTCTGCATCATCAGCAACCAACCCAAAACCTTGCATTGCAGAAATTAGGTAAGAGGAAGCAGTCGTTGCATTATCGATCTGGTCTCCAACATTAGCCATAAGAGCAGACACACGAGCAAGCTCTTCAGAGTCTTTATCCGTATATCCAAGTCGTTTCCAATCAGCAGTGCTATTTACAAGATCAGAAATATTAGCACCAAGCTTACGAGCGTTTATTGCAGTTCTATCGAGATATTCATTCATCTCGTCGCCAGTCATTTCACTGACCTTTTTAAGCTCTGTTACAGCCGTGTCCAGTTCAAGAACATTATTATAAACCTCTCGCAGACCTTGTTTGACCATTGCAACGCCAGCCATAGCGATAGCAGTCTGGAAGTGCTCCTTAAACAGACGAGACAGTTTTTGACTAAGAGTTTCTGTAGTGGCCCCACATCTGCTGGCCTCAACCTCAAGGTTTGATAGTCTTGCACTAAGATCAGTAACATCGCCTTCACAGCCAGCAGCAGAAGCTTTTATTCCGTTTAAACTATCAATTAGCCAAGAATATTTACTTTTATTTGCAATAGAGTCTTCTAACTTCATTGCACGTTCATAAACACTCTTAAACTTCGTCATGTCAACATTAGCTTGATTTATATCTCTAAAATCAAATCCAAGTTCTTTTAAATGTTGACTTGTAGAATCAATAGTTGTATCAAGAGTCTTGCATTTTTTATCAAAGTCTTGAATTGCTTTCCCTGGTGTAGTGTTCTCAATAGAAGCAAAGTACAGTTTACAAGGGACTACACAGGGTAGGTATCTGACGGGAGGGATTCCACTCGTCAGATTTTCCATGTGATATTCAAGCTGTCGCTTGTGGCGGCTATG